TCAGACCATATGGAGTACTATGGCATCGAAGGATCACACACAGCATATCCTGCTGTTCCAGAAGGCATGAGTGGACAAGACGCACGCATGGTCTTGGAGAGCAGAGACTTTACTATTCCATTACGCAAAGCACTGGTGGAGAAAGCGTGGGCAGGTACACAGGTATCAGGTGATGATCGTCAATATCCAGAATTCAAAGTGTACACCGAAGAGATTCGCACGACAGACGATGAGAACATCAGGCTTGTTCTGACATTCTACTGTAATGACAACAGCAGCGAAGCCCAAGTCAAGTCTATGAAGTGGACAATCGAGGAGTGGGAAGATGAAGAAGTGCTCGACGCAGCGATTCAGGCAGTGTTCAATCAGATAGTTGGCGGCGGTCTTACTGGTCGGGGAGACATGGACGTTCCCCCCGCTAAGGGAACCAACCAAGAAGTTACTAACGAATCTATCGTTAAGAACTGGAAAAACTTTTTAAATAGCTGAGGTCAGAGATGAATATCATCGGTCTAGGGGCTGCTGGCTGCAATATCGCAGATGGCTTTGCCAAGTATCCACAATATAACGTTTATAAACTCGATGTGGGACTTCCCAAAGAGAAAGGGAACTTTGCGCTACCGGAAGTCGCGGCAATTGAGGAATACGAGAGCAAGACATTAAACTTTCGATCTTTCTTCAAGGATCTCCGAAAGGACGATGATGTGATGTTTATAGTTTGCGGCGCCGGTAAGGTGTCTGCAGCAACATTGCTCATTTTAGAAAAGCTGAAGAAGTGCAAAGTATCGGTGTTATACATCAGTCCGGACCGTTCTTTGCTCAGCAAACAAGCTCATCTGCACGAGCGTGTGGTTTTTAACGTACTACAAGAGTACGCAAGATCCGGAGTGTTTGAAAGGACTTACCTCGTGGACAATAAAGAAATTGAGAAAACACTTGACAATGTTCCGGTTCTGGGGTATTATGAACGTCTAAATGAGTTAATCGTTGGGACGGTTCACATGACCAATATTTTCTTGAATACAAAGACGGTTTACAACACTCCGACAACTTCGCTAACAACCGCGCGAGTTTCAACCTTCGGCGTGGTGGATATTGAAAAAAATGAAGAAAAGTTGTTTTACCCCCTTGACACCATCAACGAAAGATGTTATATATATGCTATCAACAAAACACAGCTCGAAACAGACGGGCAACTTTTTTCCGATTTGCGCTCCCGCAGCGCAGAAAAGGTAGGAGATGAAACCATTGTATCGGTGCGGATTCATTCTACCGACTATGACAGCAACTATGGCTATCTAATAGCCAACACCTCAGAAATTCAAAAGGAGAGCTAAATGCTCATGAAACTTTTAATGGAGAATTGGCTCGAATTTGTAAACGAGTCCTCTCTCTCGCGCCTCTATCAGCACACGCAAGAGCACGAAACGGCAATTATAACAGCCCACCGTAATGATCCAGAAGATGCTACAGGCTGTTTGGAAGCACTTCCGGAAGCAGACAACGATAATAATGGACGGAATAGAGTACTTAAAGGCGCCTTGTTGCGCGCAGGCTTCGGCGTAACAACCATAGACGGATCTTATGTTGAAAATTTTGAAGACCCAGATCCACTTAAAAGAGTTGAAGTAAGCGAAGAAAGCTTTTTTGTGGTCAACTTAAAGGGCGCCAGTTCCTTTTTCGGCGAAGTTAAAAGCCTCGGTGAATTATTTTGCCAAGATTCGATCTTGATCATTCCGCACGGAGGATCAGACGCATATCTCTTGGGCACAAACAATACTTCGTTTCCCGGTTTAGGAAACAAAGTACCGGTTGGAGCTTACACCGCCGGCACAGAAGCAGAATTTATGAGCAGAGTGCGCCGGCGCCCATTTACATTTAAAGAAGTGAAAAAACTAGAAACCTATGAAGGGCTCTCTAGAAACGCAAGGTGGGCAGTCGCTAAAATGACCGAGAGATTATTTAAAAAATGAAGAAAAGTTGTTTTACCCCCTTGACATCATCAACGAAAGATGTTATACTGATGCTATCAACAAAACTATGGCTATTAGCCAATACCTCAGAAACCCAACAGGAGAAACAATGCTCATGAAAGCATATAACGGAACATTCACTAAGAAGAACGGAGAAGCGAGAACCATGCGGTTTGTTCGCCTACCCGATATTCCCGAGACATTCATCACGTCTCAGATCAAGGGTACCGGAAGTAAGTCAAAGCTTACTGAAGGTATGGAGCTTGTCTGGGATTTGGACACTTCGGCATTTCGCATGTTTAACTGGAAAACAGTTGACGGCGAGATTGCAGAAATCGAGGTCGATAGCCCCTTCGATAATTCTTAAAAAAAGTCCTTGACTTTCGGGTCGGGATGGGCTATAATACAAACAGCAAATCAAGAGATTAGTTGATTTGACTCTAACAACAACAAAAGGTAAAACATAAGATGGCTATTGATCTATCAAAAATGAAAGCAAAACTGGATGCCCTCCAGAATAAAGATTCCGGCGACAAGAAGTTCTGGCGACCCCAGGACGGTGAGCAAGCGGTGCGAATTGTACCCACTGCAGATGGCGACCCCTTCCGCGAGTATTTCTTCCACTATAATGTGGGAGCGAATCGCGGTTTCCTCTGCCCCAAGCGTAACTACGGCGATGAATGTCGCGTATGTGAGTTTGCCTCCCAATTATGGAAGGAAGGCGCAGCTAAGGATGATGACGAATCTAAGAAGATGGCGAAGGGGCTTTTTGCCCGTCAACGCTTCTTCAGTGCAGTTCTCATTCGAGGTGAGGAAGATCAAGGTGTCCGTGCATGGGGCTACGGTAAGATGGCTTACGAGTCCTTGCTTGGCTTGGTTCTCAACCCCGAATACGGTGATATCACCGATCCGGAGACGGGTACCGATCTGAGTCTAACATACGGTAAGCCTTCAGGCGCATCGTTCCCTCAGACGAAGCTGACCCCGCGCCGTCGTTCCTCTCCTCTCTGCGATGAAGCAGTAGGTGGCGATGAGCGCTGTGCGGAGCTTCTCAACAACATTCCCGACTTTGACACTCTGTTTGAGCGTAAGTCCGCTACCGAGGTAGAGGCTATGCTTGATGAGTATCTAGCGGGAGATCAAAGTGCTGAGACATCTTCGTCAGAAACGACGAAGTACACCGCACCGACGACTACGACTGATCCGGTCGACGCCGCCTTTGATGAGTTGATGGGAGCGTAACCGCTCGACCCACAGGGAGGCACAGGGTTATCAGGTGCCTCACTTTTTCTTCCGCTGGCAGACCGGTTAAAGTCTGCCGCTTTTTCATGATACAGGAGACACAATGAGAAATTTAATTTGCATTCTTCCTCTCGCGCTAATGTTTGCGTGCGGAGACAAGGATGAAGACACGGGTGCAGAAGACACGGCAGTTGAAGATACAGCCGCCACGGAGGTAGAGTAATCATGACTGATATTCTATCAAGCAACATTGTACGAGGCGCCCTCGCGGTGCTGGTACTCGGAGCAGTAGTATACGGATTCAACACCACCAGTGGTGATGTTGCCACGACTACTACGGCATCGACTGAAAATGTCTCCACAGTGGTCGGCAATGGGACTATTACCCCAGTTGTGGATACTACCACAGAAGCCACTACGACAGAAGTCACTACCACAGAAGAAACAAACGAGACTACCGCCGAGTAGTCAAAGCCGCTGGCAGACCGGTCAAAGTCTGCCGCTTTTTACAAAGGAGAAACAAAATGCAAGAAGAAGTAAATATGCTTGAGGATCTAATCGATCAGTTAACCGCTGCACGCTCAGATTATAACAAGTTCTATAGTGACGGCAACAGTGCTGCTGGCACTCGGGTCCGTAAGCTGATGCAGGAAGTTAAGAATTCTGCCCAGTCGCTACGGCTCCATATTCAAGAAACCAAAAACAACGCATAGCTGGAATTTGGTGAAGACGCCCCTCCGTTACCCCGGCGGCAAGACCCGTGCTGTGAAGCACATCTTGCCGCTTATTCCTGAAGGCATTCCGCGTTTATGCTCGCCCTTTTTTGGAGGCGGTTCAGTTGAACTAGCGGTAGCGTCGAGGGGCGTTGAGGTTATTGGCTATGATAAGCTGGTGCCTCTTGTTTGGTTTTGGCAAGCCCTATGCGGCAACAACGAGAGACTAGCCGAAGAAGCTGACGCTCTCAGGATCCACCATCCGGACTTTATGCTGAAAGGTGAGCCCGTCCGCGGCTTAGTGAAAGAGGATTTTATTAAACTTCGAGAAGACCTCCGAGACCCATCACTTCTGTTCTCGTATGAGAAAGCAGCAAAGTTCTACGCGATCAATCGCTCTAGCTTCTCAGGCGCCACCTTCTCGGGCGGCTGGTCCAAGCGATCCTCGTTCGCCCGGTTTACAGATTCCTCGATCGCCCGATTACGCAGCTTTAACGCCGAGAACTTCAGGGTCGACTACGCAGACTTCCAGACGAGCCTTCCATGGCACCCTAGAGCCTTCCTATATCTCGACCCTCCCTACATGCTGCCCAAAGACGCAGCGATGCTCTACGGGCAAGCAGGAGGGCTTCACGCGGGATTTGACCATATGGCGCTTTATAACTTGCTTTCCAACCGATCCGACTGGGTAATGTCATACAATGACTGTCCAGAGGTTCGGGATCTTTATTGTGATCGCAAGATCGTCTCTGCTGAGTGGGCATACGGCATGAAGAACGTTGAATGGGTTGATGGTGAATGCGTTGGCAAAAAAACAATGGGTTCCTCGTCCGAGCTACTAATTACAGGGTAATGAAAATGAAGCCAATATTAGAAAACTTCCGCACAGTGGTGAGAGAATCACGCAACACTCATGGAGCAGATGTCAATGAAATTCTTTTTGCTTATATAGCTGCTGGAAACACCTTTGGCGACGGCTTTGTGAATGGCGCTGAGGCAGAAGCTATCCTGCGAGAGAAGACTGCCAAGGTCAAGGAATCAGAGTACGAAGACCAGTATCAACGCGCCGTCCACTCGTTTGAAGAAACGATGGAATGGGCAGTCGAGAATGGCTGGAACGGAAATGTCGCGAGAGTGTGGTGGACAGCAAGACCAAACGTTTTGGCTGCCGCCTCCCGCTTGCCTCTGGGTGACGGTACTTTCCAAGAAGCTTCACCGGGGAACCCCACAGATGTATTGCTACAGTTTGACGATAAAAAGTTTTTGGGTGTCTCTCTTAAATCTATGAAGCAGACCAAGGGAGACGTTGGCTTCAAGAACCCCGGCGTCGGAGCGATTGGGAAGTCTCTGGGCATTAACTTGATCGCAGCGCTGCATGAGATGGACAAGAAGGCGCTGGATCAATTAGGCGTCCCGCAAATGAAGCAAGATAAGCGCAAAGCGTGGCTAAGACAGGCGGGCAACGAAGCCACGAGGACAGAAACACAGAAGGTCGGCAAGTTGATGCTAACCACACTGAGGGACGTTCTCTTGGCACATCTGGAATCTATGTCTGCAGATGAAGTCCGAAAACACATACTGGGCTCATGGATGGACGCCGGTGATCTTTACCCATACTATATTAAGGTTACGGGACGAGGAACTGCAGCCAAAGGTTATAACGCATCTGCAGACGATCCAAGTAACAACGATCAATTCAGGGCGTTGATGGCTGCAGACTCCTTCAGGTTCCTCAAGCAAGGAACAGGAAAAGAATGGGAAGCCACCATCGGCGTCGAGGCTATAGCTGCCAGCAAACCTGCGCGAATATTAAAGATGCGATTTAAGTTTGAGTCAGAGAAGTTAGCATCAAGTCTCAAGATGAGCGGCGATCCCTACAAATAAAACAAAAAACCTCTGGACAAACCAAACAATCTATGGTAATATGTTACTACTAATCAGAAATAGGAACTGAAAATGGCAAGAGCTAAAAAATCAAATGGTGCTGGAAAGCTTTCTATCACCCAAATGCGAGAAATGATCAACAAGAAGGCTGGTCAGAATGTCGCCCACGATCTTAAGAAAGACAATCCCACAGAAGTGAAGGATTGGATCCGGACCGGCTCACGCTGGCTTGACTCAATTACCTGTCGCGGTCAGTTGGCTGGCATCCCGGTTGGGAAGGTCACCGAAATCGCGGGATTAGAATCAACCGGTAAGAGCTATATGGCAGCACAAGTGGCTGCCAACGCTCAGGAAATGGGCATTGACGTTATCTATTTTGATAGCGAGTCTGCTATTGATCCCACATTCCTTGAGCGCGCTGGCTGCGATCTTAATAACCTTTTGTATGTTCAGGCAACCTCAGTCGAGTTTGTTCTGGAGACTATTGAAGAACTGTTGGGAACGAATGACAATCGCATGCTCTTCATCTGGGATTCGTTGGCTCTCACTCCATCGGTATCAGATGTTGAGGGAGACTTCAACCCGTTGTCATCTATGGCAGTGAAGGCTCGCATTCTGGCTAAGGGCATGTCCAAGTTGACTGTTCCTATTGCCAACTCGCAGAGCACGTTCCTTGTTCTTAACCAGCTTAAGACCAACATCACGCGTTCACCGTCTGAGGCTATGACCACGCCCTATATGACGCCCGGCGGAAAGGCTATGATCTATGCGTACTCGCTGCGTATCTGGCTCACTGGTCGTAAGGCAAAGGCGTCTTTCGTCACCGATGACAAGGGCTTTCGGATCGGATCTGAGGTCAAGGTGAAGCTTGAAAAGTCTCGCTTCGGTACTCAGGGTCGCCAGTGTAACTTCCGTATTCTATGGGGCGACGAGATCGGCATCCGCGATGAAGAAAGTTGGTTTGATGCCATCGGCGGATCAGAACGCCTTGCACGTTCA